TCTCCGGGTGTTTATACATCAGAAAGAGATTTAAGTTTTGTAGCACAAAGTGTAGGAGTAACAACTCTTGGGTTAGTAGGTGAAACAATTTCGGGACCAGCATTCGAGCCGATTTTCATTACTAATTTCGATGAGTTCCAATCCTATTTTGGTGGTACAAATCCAACTAAATTTGTAAATACTCAGATACCTAAGTATGAGGCAGCTTACATAGCTAAGTCTTATCTACAACAATCAAATCAATTGTTTGTAACAAGGGTACTTGGATTATCAGGGTATGACGCAGGACCTTCATGGTCAATAACAACTATCGGTAACTTAGATAGTTCAGGAACAACCGCAACGGGACAAACTGGACCATTTACAGTCTCATTCTCCGGAGTTTCAGGAACACCCGCAAGTGTGGCTATTACCAATTATGGTGGTCTACCCGCTTCAATTCAAGGTGTGATAACAGATTCATATACAACATATACGGGAGGAATATCAACTTTACAATCAGATATGGAAGGTTATTTCTATTCTGAGATTGTAGACAACGCAAATTCAGGACAAACTTCCTATTTTTGGGGAGCGGTTGATTCGACCACATACGATAATATTACAGGGGTAACTAGTACACCTAATTACGTAAGTAATGTAAATGTTTTAGGTGTTGAAAATGTACAGTTTGAATCAATGGATTTAACTGACTCAGTAAACGACCCATGGTATTACGCATTATTTACAGAATCTAATGGTGTTTATAATGGTACAGGTTTCGGATTTGGTGTAACCACGTTAGTAAATACGGTTGGTTTAGAATATCAAGGGACCGCTCAAGTTTACGTAACTAATTATACGGGTACACCATATAATGATTATCATGATGTGGTAGTAGCTACTTTACGTTCACGAGGTATCGATACATATACTACTGATGATGGTCCAGTATATGAGGTATCGGGATTAACTGCGGTTACTATGGATTGTACGGGAAATTACTCGGACGTTAATACTAACCCTTTCTCTACATTTGGACTTTCAGCAACAACTGCTGATGGAGATAACTTCTTTTTCCAAACATCCTTTAACGTATCTAATTCAAATTACTTATCAAAGGTATTTGGAAAATCGAATTTTGCAAAACCAAAATCCGAAGTACCTTTATTCGTAGAAGAAGAATATTATAACTTATTAAATACAGGTTACAGATTAGGTCGTGTTCGTGGTTTGAATTGTACACTAACTGATTTACCAAGTGCTAGACAAGATTTAGGAACTAATACAAGTATTGGTTGGTATCTGGAACAATATCAGACACCTGAAACACCATATTTTGTTTCTGAACTAAGAGGTAACCAAGTTTATAATATGTTTAAAGTTATAACCATATCTGACGGTAATGCAGCAAACAGAGAGGTTAAAGTATCAATTATGAATATCTCATTTAATAATGGGACGTTTGATGTTGTAGTACGTGATTTCTTCGATACAGATGCAAATCCTGTAGTTTTAGAGAAATTTACTAACTGTACTATGGATATCAACCAAAATAGTTTTGTAGCTAAGAAAATTGGTACATCCAATGGTGAATTTGAATTAAGGTCAAGATTCATAATGTTAGAAATGAATGAAGATGCACCTATGGATTCACTACCTTGTGGGTTTAGAGGATATCAAACTAGACAGTATTCAGGAGTTAAATCACCATTCTTAGAATATAAAACAAAATATGACACACCAGGTGAAGTTATTTGGAACCCACCATTTGGTGCTGCTTCAGGTACGGACAATGAAACAAGAAGTTCAGGTGATAGAGTAAGAAGAACATACTTAGGTGTTTCCAACACTGCTGGTATAGATGTAGATTTCTTATCATATAAAGGAAAACAAAATCCTACCAATTTGAGTACTGCTACTGATTCTCAACCATGGTCTTACCTAACTAAAGGTTACCATATGGATTCAGGAGCGACTGTAATAACGATTTCATCTAATTATGTTACTTCAGGTGAAACAGCTTTTGAAGTAGGTGATGCTAGTTTTGACCAAGAACCTCAAAATGAAAGTAACCCATATTACAGATTAAACGCACGTAAGTTCACTGTAGTACCATCAGGAGGTTTTGATGGATGGGACATATATAGAGAATATAGAACTAACGGAGATAGATACCAATTAGGAGCGGCAGGTTTTAGAGCAGGAGCTGCACCTTCAATAAATTACCCAACTGCAACAGGGTGGGGAGCGTTTAAACAAATTGTTGGTCCAGACAAATTAACTTGGGCAAACACTGATTATTACGCATACCTATGGGGTCAGTACACATTCAATAATCCCGAATCAGTTAACATTAACGTGTTCACTACATCTGGTATTGATTATGTTAATAACTCAAATTTAGTTGAGTCGGCAATTGACATGATTGAACAGGACAGAGCGGATTCAGTTTATATTTGTACAACACCTGATTATCAGATGTTTACACCTTCTTTAGGGAATTTCGATACAGACTTCATTTATCCTGAAGAGGCGGTAGATAATTTAGAGGATACAGGAATTGACTCTAACTACACTGCAACTTATTACCCATGGATTCTTACAAGAGATACGGTTAATAATACACAGATTTATCTTCCACCAACAGGTGAGGTTGTTAGAAACTTAGCTTTAACAGATAATATTGCTTTCCCATGGTTCGCATCGGCGGGTTATACAAGAGGTTTAGTAAATTCTGTAAAAGCACGTAAAAAACTAACACAAGAAGATAGAGACACACTTTATCAAGGTAGATTAAACCCAATTGCAACCTTCTCTGATGTCGGTACAGTTATTTGGGGTAACAAAACTTTACAGATTAAAGAATCTGCACTTGATAGAATAAATGTTAGAAGATTATTACTACAAGCACGTAAGTTAATTTCGGCAGTAGCGGTAAGATTGTTATTCGAACAAAACGATGAACAAGTTAGACAAGAGTTCTTAGACTCAGTTAATCCTATCTTAGATAGTATTAGAAGAGACAGAGGTTTGATTGACTTTAGAGTTACAGTTTCAAACACACCTGAAGATTTAGACTCTAATACGTTAACAGGTAAAATTTACTTGAAACCAACAAGAGCACTTGAATTTATAGATATTGAATTCTTGATTACTCCTACAGGAGCATCTTTTGAAGATATTTAATAACTAACTATATTTATATTAAGGAGGAGGGTTAATTCCCTCCTCTTAGCCAATTAAACGTTTAAACAAAAATAAAATGGAATTCAAGAAAAAAACACTTAACGAGTCGTTAAACGTAAAGTCTGACGGAAAAAAGTCTTTTTCTAAAAAACCTCAGAATATTGTAATATCTGAGTCACAACTAGAAAGACTAATGGTAAAAATTAATAAAAAAAACTAAGTAGAGAAATGAGTTTAAATAAGGTTATTAGAGAATTTTATCACGAAAAAAAATTACAAGAAGGGTTTGACCCTGAAGGTAATCCTGATTTAAAGTATTATGCTTTTGATTGGGACGATAATATTGCTACTATGCCAACACAAATTATACTTTTGTCCGATGAAGACGAAGAGGTAGGAATGTCAACAGAAGATTTTGCGGACTATAGGGGTATGATTGGTAAAGAACCTTTTGAATATAAAAGTAAAATGATTGTGGGGTATGCCGATGACCCTTATAGAAATTTCGGAGTTAAAGGTGACAATGCCTTTATAGTCGATTCCCTATTAGCGAAACCAGGACCATCATGGAATGATTTTGTTGAAGCAATAAACGGGGGGTCAATTTTTTCAATAATCACTGCAAGAGGTCATACACCATCGGTATTACGTGAAGCGATTTATAATATGATAGTGACTAACCATAACGGTATTAGTAAGGAGTCTTTAATTGACAATCTTAAAAAGTATCGTAATATGTCGGGTGATGAAGAAAAGGATTCGTCCATAATGATTAATGATTATTTGGATTTAAATAAATACCATCCTGTAACATATGGTGAAGGTAACGCGGCGGACCCTGAGGAGGGTAAAATTAAAGCGTTAAGGAGTTTTATTGCGTATGTTAAAGAAATGAGTGAGAGAATTGGTAAAAAAGCCTTTCTTAAGAATGATATAAAAAATAATTTCATACCAATGATTGGGTTTTCTGATGACGACCCAGGCAATGTAGAAAAGATTAAAGCATTTTTAGATAAAGAATATAAAGATAAACCAGTTAAAATGTATTTAACTAAAGGAGGAGATAAAAAAGAAGTATAATTATTATTATATTTTATTTGCTCTAGTAGATTACTGAAAAAAAAATAAAAGTAAATAGAAAAACTTTTAAACTGGATATTTATAATTAAATAAACTAAAGAAATATAAAACCAAAATACAATGGCAGACTTATTAATGAAAATGCCCGTTCCCTATGAACCAAAAAGGAAGAACCGATTTATACTATCGTTTCCATCTTCATTGGGTATTAATTCTTGGTATGTTGAGTCTACATCAAGACCTAACATCCAAATCGGGTCAACAGAGATTCCTTTTTTAAACACCTCTACATACGTAGCGGGTAGATTCGTGTGGAACACGATAAACGTTACATTCCGTGACCCAATTGGACCATCAGCGTCACAAGCGTTAATGGAGTGGGTTAGATTACATTCAGAGTCCGTAACAGGACGTATGGGATATGCTGCAGGTTATAAGAAAGACTTAGACCTAGAGATGTTAGACCCAACAGGTGTGGCGGTTGAAAAATGGATTCTACAAGGAACATTTTTAACTGATGTTAATTTCGATAGTTTAGGATATAGTGATGATGCGTTAGCTACAATTACTGCTACATTACGTCCTGATAGATGTATTTTGGTATACTAATATAAAACAAGTATTGATAATAAACCAATCAATTGTATATTTAAAACCATAGGGGTCATTGAACTTCTATGGTTTTTTATTTAAATAAACTATTATGGACCAAGGAAAACAATACGGACAAGCAAATATGAACTTACCACATGATGTGGTACCATTACCATCACAAGGTATTTTTTACACTAATAAGAAAAAATCACTTAAAGTCGGTTATTTAACCGCTCAGGATGAAAACTTATTACTATCTAATTCAGGAAGTAAAAACTTAGTGATGACATTACTAAAAAATAAAATTTACGAACCTGATTTTAATGTTAACGAATTATTGGATGGAGACGCTGAAGCTATCTTAATATTTTTAAGAAATACTGCGTTTGGTTCTGAATATAACTTTGTATTAAAAGACCCAAAAACGGGTAAAGATTTTGAAACTAAGGTAGCTTTAGATGAGTTAAACATTGAAAAACCTAAAATAAAACCTAATGAAAAAGGTTTATTTGAATTTAATTTACCAAAAACGGGTGTCAATGTCGTATGTCGACTTTTAAATATTCAAGACACTAATGAGTTATCTGAATTACCTGATTTATACCCTAACGGAGTAACTGTACCCCTTGTTACTAAACGGTTAGAAAAAATAGTAGTTTCTATTGACGGTGATGAAAACAGAGAAAAAATATCAACATTTATAAGTACGCTACCTATTATGGATTCAAAATTTATTAGAAACACAATGAAAGATTGTGAACCTAAGTTGGACCTTAATAGAACTACTACAGCCCCGTCAGGAGAAAAAGTGACTATGCGTATCACTTTTGGGGCAGAGTTTTTTCGTCCTTTCTTCTAACTATAGGAAAATTATGCTCGATGAGTTCTATTATCTAAGTAAACATGTTAATATGTCTTATTCAGACCTACAATTAATGCCCACCTTTGAAAGAAAGTTTTTTATTGATAAACTTTCATCTGAATTCCAGGAAAAAAACGAACAGATAGAAAAACAACGACAGAAATCAAGATAACTAATATTTATAGTAAACGATAATATATATGTTTCAAGAGGATAAAAATGTTGAGAAGGTTACTGGTAATATTGCCAGTAATATTACAATGGCCAATGTTTCTCTTAAGACATTTATAACATCACTTAAAGATAGTGTAGTCAAAATAGATGCTGTTATTAACTCCGTAGCCGCTTATAATACTGCCGCGGCGAATACAGCTAGAGAGGTTATGGGGTCTACAAGGGTTGTTGGTAACGCCATACAAAAAGCGTCCGCCGCCGCAGCAGAAAATACTTTATTAGTTGGAAAAGGTGTTGAAGATAATATTAAATTATATGGGGCCCTAAATGAGTCCATGATGAGATTAACATTTTTCTCTGACAAACAAATTGAGGCGTTTCAAATCTTAGGTTTTACCGCTAATATGTCTGCCGCGGAATTAGCTACTATGGCCACCTCATTTGATACCTTAGGTTATACAACCGACAAAACATTGGAAACAATGGAAGGTATGACAAAACAAGCTCGGTCATATGGTTTAAATGTCTCAGAATTTATGGGTGGTGTTAACAAGAATTTAAAGTTAATGACATCATATAATTTTAAAGATGGTGTGAAAGGTCTTTCTAATATGGTTGCACAAGCTCAAGCTTTAAGAATTGATATGAGTACAACTGTTAATTTAGCTGATAAATTAATGTCCCCTGAAGCTGCGATTGAAACCGCGGCAGGTTTCCAAATGTTAGGTGGTGCCATTGGTAAACTAGGAGACCCATTCCAGTTACTTCACATGGCTCAAACGGATATGGAAGGTCTACAAGATAGTGTTGTTGGTATGGCCGCAGCATCAGTGAGTTTTAACGAAGAAACGGGTGAATTTGATATCCCTGTGACTGAGATGTATCGACTTAGAGAGGCTGCTGATTTAGCAGGAATGGGTTACCAAGAGATGACCGAATTAGCTATGAAGGCGGCTCAAAAAAATAAGAAATTAGATATATTAGGTAATCTTAGTGGTGTAAGTGATGAGCAAAAAGAGTTAATTTCTAATCTTGGTAAGATTAATAAAGACGGTAATATTGATATTACTATGCCTGATGGGACACTTAGACAAATTGGTCAAGGTTTCAATGATATGACAGCCAATGATTACACGGCATTAGAAAAAGTTGTAGCTAAAGATGCGATGAATGAACTAGATGTTGCTAAAAAATCGATGGGTTATCTCAATGAAATAGCCGCTGCTCAATCAGTTCTAACGAATATGACTAGACTACAATTAGCACAAGGTGACGGTTTTACAGATATCGCGGAAGGTTTAGTAACGTCTAGTACCAATGTAATTGACTCTCTTAAAGGTGAGAACGAAGAAGGTGAAAGAGGTAAAGGAAGAAGGGCACAAGAATTTTTTCAAATACCTGATAAAGTTGTCGAAGCGTTTTCTTTGGGATTAAGTCAATTAAAAGTGAGTGAAGAACAGGCCGATAAATTTGCGGACGCGGCGTATGGATTTATTCAAAAGGCGTTCGATATGGCGGCTATAGAATTTGGGAAATTTGATTTTGAAGGGGATGTTATGAAAAAAATTGAAGACCTTTTTCCTAGTTCGACCGCAACACCTACTGACCGTTCAAATAATACGGAGGTTCAACCTGTTACAGGTGAGGGTAATACAAATGAAAATAATGAGGGTGGGGAAGGTGCCACACCCACTCAACGTGATAATTTCTCTGTGAATAATTTAAATACTTCAAGTCTTAACATTAATGAACCAACTACGAGTACCATCGCATCTAATTCTAACCTTAATGTGAGTGGTGAAGTTAATTTAAAACTTGATAATATGCCGACTAATTCGGTTATGACTAAGGAGGAGTTTGCTAGATACTTAATTAATAATCCAGACGCAATAGC